CCGGGCTGGATGGCGCGGCGCGCCTCCGCGCGTCTGCGCGTGCAGGCCATGCAATCCGCCTACGAGGCCATCGGCACCAGCCGCCTTCGCCGGCAGCGGCGCGACATGGGCAGCGGCAATACCATCGCCGATTACGCCCAGCGCCCCCTGCGCGATGTGGCGCGCCACCTGGATCGCAACCACGACCTTGCGCGCGGCATTCTCGACGTGCTGGTACGTAACATCGTTGGCGCCAACGGCATCGGCGTGGAGCCGCAGCCATTGGGCGCAGACGGGCAGGTGGATACGGCCCAGGCGCAGCGCCTGACCGAGCTGTGGGAGCGCAACAGCCGCTACCCCGAGGTCACCGGCGAATTCAATCGCGCCCGCAGCGAGCAGCTGCTGTGCCGCAGCTGGCTGCGTGACGGCGAGGCCTTCTGGCAGTACGTCGAGGGCAACGTGCCGTACTTGACGCACGCCAGTGGCCTGCCGTTCTCGCTGGAGCTGCTGGAATGCGACATGCTACCTATGGACTACAGCGACCCGCTGCAGTCCATCAGCCAGGCCATTGAAATCGACGCCTGGGGTCGCCCCGTCGCGTACTACGTCTACAAGCAGCACCCGGGTGATCCCTTCGTCGGCGTGCCCGACCTCAAGCGCGTCACCACCGACCGCATCGGCCACCTCAAGCTGGTCGATCGCATCGGCCAGCGCCGCGGCGTATCCCTGTTCGCTGCCGTGCTCAACCGGCTGGACGACCTGAAGGACTACGAGGAAAGCGAGCGCATCGCCGCGCGCGTCGCCGCCAGCCTCGCCGCCGTCATCAAGAAAGGCCAGCCCGAAGACTACAACGTCGCCGATGCCGCCAGCAGCGCGCCCAACGCCGCGCGCAACATGCCGTTCCAGCCCGGCATGGTGCTGGATTCGCTGTATCCCGGCGAAGACGTCGCCATCCTGGACAGCAAGCGCCCCAACCCCAACGCGCTGCTGTGGCGCAACGGCCAGTTGCGTGCCATCGGCGCCGGCACCATGGCCAGCGCCAGCAGCATCAGCCGCAACTACGACGGCACCTACAGCGCGCAGCGGCAGGAGCTGGTCGAGATCGAGCAGTCCTACAGCCTGCTGCGCTACGCCTTCGTCGACATGCACACCGCGGAGGTCTACCGCCGCTTCGTCGCGGCCATGGTGCTGGCCGGCCACGTGCAGCCCGCGCGCGGCGTCAGCTTCGACCAGTTCTGCCAGGCCATCTACATCCCGCCCAGCATGCCGTGGATCGACCCCCTGAAGGAGGCCGACGCCTACGCCATCCTCGAGGATCGCGCCTACATCAGCGGCCCGGAAATCATCCGCCGCCAGGGCCGCACGCCGCAGGACGTGCTGCGCGCCCAGCAGCAATGGCTGGCCGACAAAAAGGCCGCCGGCATCCCACAACCACCCAGCGCCGTGGCACGCGGCCCGGCGGCGGGTGAGCCCGCCGCCGGCACCGCCGATACCGCGCAGGAGAACGCCGCATGAAGCCTTTCCGCCGCACTCTGCTTGCCGCCGCGCTCATCGCCAGCGCCGCCTGTCCGCGCTTCGGCGCCTACGCCGCACCGGCGGATGGCGGCACGCTGCCCGCCATCCGCCCGCTCATGGTGCTGCGGCCGGTCGCCGACAGCAGCACCGAATACGAGCTGTTCGTCTACGGCGACATCGGCGACAGCTGGTGGGGCGAATCCGTCACCGCGCTGGCCGTGGTGCAGCAGCTGCAGGCGCTGGATGCCGGCGTCACGCAGATCAACGTGCGCATCAACAGCTACGGCGGCAGCGTCAGCGACGGCATCGCCATCTACAGCGCGCTCAAGCGGCACAGCGCGCGCAAGGTCGTCACCGTCGACGGTGTGGCCATGTCCAGCGCCAGCCTCATCGCCATGGCCGGCGACGAAATCCAGATGGCCGCCACCTCGCTGCTCATGATCCATGCGCCCTGGGGCTATGCGCAGGGCAATGCGCAGGACATGCGCGACATGGCCGACGTGCTCGACACCTACGCCACCGCCATGGTGGGCGCCTACGCCGGCAAAACCGGCAAGCCCAAGGCCGACCTGCTGGCCCTGCTGCAGGATGGCAAGGATCACTACTACACCGGTGAACAGGCCGTCGCCGAAGGTTTCGCCGACACCCTCATCGACGCGCCGGCCGACACCGCCGACGACGCCGATGCCACCGCGCGCGCCGCCGGCGTCGGCCGCCTGCTCGCCACCGCGCCGGATGCCATCCGCAAGCTCGCCGTGGCCGCCGCCGCGCGCCACCCGGCCACCTTGCCTCATGCCGAAGCGCCGCGCCTGCGCGTGCCGGCCGGCATGGACATCACCACCCTGCAGAACACGCTGGCGTCGGCCAGCGGTCAGCGGGCCCTTGTGACCGCACTCACCACGGCCGCCTCGGCCGACGATGGAGAACTCACCATGAAGCTTCGCAAGCTGTTCGCCGCCGCGGCGTCCCTGCGCGATACCGCCACCGACCTGGCCGATGGTGGCCAGGGTAGTGGTGGTGGCGCCCCAGCCAATCCGCCGGCTCCCAACGCCGCCTTCATTGTCGCCCAGCGCGAGCGCAACGATGCCATCCGTGCCGCGCTGGAGCCCTTCAAGGGCCGTGCCGGCTTCGATGACCTGCTGGTGCAATCCCTGGCCGACCCGGCCACCACCGTGGAGCAGGTGCGCGAGCGTGCGCTGGCCCGCCTCGGTGCCGGCACCGAGCCGCTGAACGGCGGCGCGGCGCGCGTGGAAATGGGCGCCGACAGCCGCGACAAGCTGCGCGGTGCCGGCGAACAGATCCTGCTCGCCCGCGCCGGCGTCATCCAGGGTGCGGATGCCGAGCGCGCGCGGCAGGGCAACCCCTTCATCAACGCCTCCCTGCTGGGCATCGCCGAGCGCGTGCTCATGGCGGCCGGCGTGGATACCCGCAGCATGAGCCGCGAGGACATCGCCCGCCGCGCGCTGGCCGCCGGCCAGTCCACTGGCGACTTCCCGGTGCTGCTGGAAAACGTGCTGCACAAGACCCTGGTGGGCGCCTACAACCTGGCGGCCTTCACCTGGACGCGCTTCTGCACCACGGGCACCCTCAGCGACTACCGCCCGCACAGCCGCTACCACCTGTCCAGCTTCAATGATCTGCTGCCGGTGGGCGAGGGCGGCGAATACAAGAACGGCACGCTGGGTGACGGCAAAAAGGAAACCATCACCGGCCAGCGCAAGGGCCGCATCCTCGAGATCACGCCCGAAGTGCTGGTCAACGACGACCTGGGCGCCTTCACCCGCCTGGCCCAGGTGCTGGGCCAAGCCGCCGGCCGCACCATCGAAAAGGACGTCTACGCCCTGTTCGCGCTCAACGGCGGCAACGGCCCGAGCATGAGCGACGGCAAAGCCCTGTTCCATGCCGACCACAAGAACATCGCCGGCACCGCCGCGGCGCCCACCGTCACCAGCATCGACGCCATGCGCCAGCAGCTCGCCCAGCAGATGGACCCGGGCGGCAACGACTACCTCGACCTGCAGCTGGCCGTGTTCCTGGGCCCGTTGTCGCTGGGCGGCGAGGCGCGCGTGCTCAATGAAGCGCAGTACGACACCAGCGTCAGCAACAAATTCCAGGTGCCCAACCGCGTGCGCGGCCTGTTCCGCGATGTGGTGGACACCCCGCGCCTCAGCGGCACCGCCTGGTACGGCCTGTGCGATGCGGGCATGGAGCCGGTGTTCGAGGTCGGCTTCCTCGACGGTGTGCAGACGCCGACCCTGCAGCAGGAAACCAACTTCCGCACCGATGGCCTGGCGTGGAAGGTCGTGCACCGCTACGGCGTCGCCGCCGTGGGCTGGCGCGGCATCGTCAAGAACGCGGGCGCGTAATTCGCGTAATCAGACATCTATGCGTCTATATGCATAAACGTATAGACGTATAGACGTCCAAAATCATTCGTCAGGAGCATCCCATGAAGAACTTCGTACAGCCGGGCGAAATCCGCGACTACACGCCCGACGCCGACGTCGCCAGCGGCGCCGTGGTAATCATCGGCACGCTGGTCGGCGTGGCCGCCTCGGCCATTGCCGCCGGCCAGCTCGGCGCCGTCGCCATCGAGGGCGTATTCGACCTGCCCAAGGTGGCCGGCACCGCCATCACCGACGGCGCCAAGCTCACCTGGAGCGTGGCCGACGGTGCCTTCACCGTTGGCGCCGGCGATACCGGCGACACCCTCGGTGGCGCGGTCGCCATCGCGGCGGCCGCCAGCGCCGACACCGTCGTGCGCGCCAAGCTGCAGCCCGGCACCGGCAGCACGGTCGCCTGATCGTGACCGACGGCCGCGCGCCCTTCGTCGATGCCCACGCGTCCCTGATGGACGCGCTGGGCACCGACGCCACCCTGCAACGCGGCAGCGGCCCCGCGGTGCCGGTGCGCGTGGTCGTGCACGACGGCGTGGCGCGCGTGGGCGACTACGGCCAGGTCATCGGCCGCAAGACCCTGGTGGACGTACTGCGCAGCCAGTGGCAACCGCGGCGCGGCGACGTGCTCACCATCGACGGCGCCGCGCGTCCCGTCGAGGCCATCGAGCAGGACGACGGCATCGTCGTCACGGCGGTGCTGCATGGCTGAGTCGCGCACCTGGTCCCTCATCCTTGCGCTGCAGGCGCGCCTGCAGGCCATCACGCAGGCCAACGGCTACCTGACCGACGTCGGCCTCAACGTCTGGACCACCGACCACCAGCGGCCCAGCAGCGATGCCCTGGGGTTGATGATCTACAGCGAATCCATCGTCGGCGCCGGGCAGGATCGCGAGCGGCCCGGCAAGCCCTTGCGCAACTTCGGCATGCTCATCGAGGCCGAAACCAGCACGGCGCTCGACGATGCCCAGCCCAGCATCCACGCCGTTATCGAGGATGTGGACGCCTGTCTGCAGGCCTATGCCCGCGATCCCAGGGCGTGGCAGCCCGGCGTCACCGCCATGCTTGTCGATGACATCGCCATCCTCGACCGGCCCGAGGGCGCCGCCACCATCGCCATGCAGGCCCGCATCACGGCGAGGTACTTCCGGTGAGCCGCTACACCTCGCTCAACGTCGAGCTGGAAGGCGCGTTGCAGGCCGCGCAAGGCCTCAGCGACGTGCCCAGCCGCATCCTGCGCGCGCAGCAACGCGCGCTGGCCACCCTGCGGAAGCGCCTGCCCGTGCAAGCGCGCCGCGACATCCAGGCCGAATACAACCTCAAGGCCCGCCGCATCGCCCAGGGCCTGCGCCTGCGCAACGCCTCCGACGGTCTCGTGCTCGTCGGTTCAGCGCGCGGCATCAACGCGCTCCAGTTCGGTGCCACCTGGTCGCGCCGCATGAAGGGTGCGCGCTTCACCATCAAGCGCGGCGGCGATCGCAGCCCGCACGAAGGTGCCTTCATCGGCACCGGCCTCAATAACAACCCGTTGGTGTTTGTCCGCGACCTGCGACGCGGCAAGCACCGAGTCACCGAGGGCCGCAACAAGGGCCGCATGAAGGAATACCTCACCGCCGTCTATGGCCCCAGCGTCGGCCAGATGCTCAAGCACGGCCGGCGCCCCGAGCGCCTGGCCGAATTCGCCCTGCGCACCCTCCAAGCCGAGCAGCAACGCCTGCTGGGGAGCAAATCGTGAAAACCCTTGTACTCAAGCAGCCGCACTGGCATGCCGGCAGGCAGTGCGCCGCCGGTGATCGCATCGATCTCGACGACATCACCGCCGACTGGCTGGTAGCCCGTGGCAAGGCCGCCCTCGTACCCCGTCGACAGCCGCCGAAACCCGAACCCGAACCCGAATCCAACCCGGCCGCCCGCGCCGACGACTGACGGAGATCCCCATGGACATCGAAACCTACTACTACGGCCAGGGCAAGATCGAGTTGGCCAACATCGCCAGCGATGGCACCCTGGGGCCTTGGCGCTGGGTGGGTGACGTAAGCGTCTTCAGCCCCAAGTTCAGCACCGACAAGGTCACCCACAAGGAAAGCTACAGCGGCAAAAAGGGTGTGGTGCGCAGCTTCGCCATCGGCCCCGCCGGCACCATCGACATGACCTGGCACCAGCTCGATGCCACCAATCTCGCGCTGGTACTGCAGGGCCAGGTGAGCGATGAAGACGAAGGCACCTTCAGCGCGTTGGCGTTGCCGGCCGACCTGGCCGTGGGCGATACCTTCGACCTGGGCCACCTTGGCGTCAGCGAGGTAGTGATTACCGACGCCACCTCGGGCGATCCCGTCACGTTGCAGGAAGGCACGCACTACAGCCTGGATACCAATTTCGGCACCGGCACCATTCTCTCGCTCACCGGCGTCACGCAGCCTTTCACGGCCGCTGGCAGCTATGCCGCCACGCGCTCCGTGGGCTTTTTCGCCGCCGTGCCGGCCAACGTGGCGCTGCGCTACCGCGGCGTGAACCTGGCCGAAAACAATGCTCCGGTGGAGGCCATGTTCTACAAGGTCACCACCGACCCGCTGCAGGAACTGGCGCTCATCACCACCGGTGACGACGTCGCTGGCGCCCAGATCACCGCCAACCTGCTGCTGGATACCAGCAAGCCGTCCAGCGGCGCACTGGGCCAGTTCGGTTACATCCGGCAGCTGGCACCGGCGGCCTGACCGTGGACGAGACGACCGACAACAAGGATGGCCAGGACGACCTGGCCATCCTGCACCCCGAGCGCCAGGCCTTGATCGCCGGTCGCTCGATCGTCATGCGCGAATACAGCTTCTTGGAGACGTTGCAGCATGCCGAGCCCATCTCGGCGTTGACGAGCGCCATGGCGGACGTGGCCAAGGGCGGCGATCTGCATGACGTGGATAGCCTGCGTGCGGTCTTTGGCCAGTGTCGGGACATCGTTGTCCGGCTGATCGCGCTGGCATGCGATCAGCCGGAATCGTGGATCGGCGATTTGAAGGCCACGGAAGGCGAGCAACTGCTCCTGCTGTGGTGGGGCGTGAACGCCCATTTTTTTCTGTCTCGCGTACTGCTCACCGTCCAGCTCAGGGGCGTGCGCGAAATCGGTGGAGCGATGTCTACGCCACCCTCATCGCGGGAGGCCATCGGCTCGAAAGCATCAGGCGCTACACGCACCGGCAGTTGATGTTGCATTACTCGGCAGCCTTGCGAAACGAGCGCCGTCAGGCGCGCATGCAACTCGTCGTTGGTACGGCGGTGGCGGCTGGAGGTAAGGCCCCCAAGGATCTCCATCGCGAGCTTGAGGATTGATCGTGGCCGTCCAGGATTACGAACTGTTGCTCCGCGTCCGGGCCGACCTCCTGGAAGCCATCAATGGACTCAAAGGGCTCACCAACGAAATTGGTGAGGGTGATGCTGCCACCCGAAAATTGGGAGAAAGCGCCGACCAGGCGACGGATCGCATTCGCGCCATGGTGCAGGCGAGCAAGGAACAGGCAGACGTGCAGGCGCGTGTTGCCGAGTCCATGCGTTCTGTCAATGAGCGTGCGGCGGCTCCTGGCATCGCGCCGGCGGGCAGCAGTGCGGATGTGGCGGCCGAGGCGGCCGCCTTCAATGCGGCCGTGGCCGCCAAGAGGGCAGCGCTGCAATCGCTGGATGCCGCCTTTGCCGAAAATATCGCTACTGCGGAAGGGGCGGCCGCCGCCGAATCGGCACTAGATGAAGCCATGGCGTCCGGGGCGATTACCGCCAAGGAGCAGGCCGCTTATCTGAAGAAACTTGATGCCGCCAAGGCCGAAGATGTGGCGGTCACCGAGGCATCCACGGCTGCCGTTACCGAAAATACGGTAGCCATGGGCGTCAACGCCGGAACGGCGCGCGAGTTGGGTGTCGTCCTGGGTGAGTTGGCGCGCGGTAATACGGCGCGCCTGGAGGGCAGCATGGTCACGTTGGCCAGCCGTACTGGCTTGCTGACCTTGCTGTTCAATCCTCTCACGCTGGCCATTGGCGCCGTGGTAGCGGCGATGGGCGCATTCGTCCTTGGTGCCGAGCGCACCGCCGAAGAACAGAACCAATTCAACAAGGTGCTAGACCAGACGGGAGACTACGCAGGCACCACGGCGGCCGATATGGAGCAGCTGGCCGGGCAGATCGCGGGTAGCAATGCCCGGCTCGGTGATGCCCGGGTTATCCTGACCACCCTTGCCGCGACCGGAAAGGTGAGCAGGCAATCGCTGGCGAGCCTGGGGCAGGCGGCGATGGATATGGCCCAGCTTACCGGCGAGAGCGCGGACAAAGCCGCTACTGCCGTAGTGGGTATATTCGACGGCACGACAGCCAGCCTCCTGAAAGCGAATAACCAATATCACTTCCTCACCTCATCGATCTACGACCAGATCAAGGCCTTGGAGGATGAGGGCAGCACGCAGGCCGCCATGGATGTGGCGGCACAGGCATTCCACGACGCGGCGGCGCAGCGCATCGAGCAGGAAAAGGAATCGGTGCGTGGCTTGGCCCGCGTGTGGGATTCCGTCAAGGAGGCCATTCAGGGGGCGTGGCAACAGACAAAAACGGCCGCTTCGATCATTGTTCGAACGGCCGACGACCAGACGCGTCTCTATGCGCTGGAAGGTCGCAAGGCGCAGGCCCAGGAAAACACGAAAGCCAATGGCGATTACACGCTCGGGCAAACCCTGTTGAATGCGGTTGGCTTGGGCTATTCGCAGAATGACGACAAGGAAATCGAGCGCCTGAAGGCGAAGATCAAGGCGGATACCGACCAAGCCGAGCTTCAAGGGTTCAATACCCAGCTTTCCACCGGGGCCGTCAATGCGGATGCCGAACTCGACAAGCTGGGGCAGCGCCTGGATAAGACCTCGGCCAAGCAAGCCGCGCTCAACAATCTCAATGAGCAGTTTCTGGCTATCTGGAAAGGAAACGATCCCGACAAGCCGGATTCGCGTCTGGCGGGTGTGCAGGCCATTACCGGGGACGATGGACAAACTACTTTCAGTGGCGGCCTGTACGATCAGCTGAAGGCAGATATCGAGAAGCACTACCACGGACCGAAGGTCAAAAACACCGCCAACGCCCTGGCCACCTCCCAGCAACAACTGCAACAGCAGATCCTCAGCCTGGGCCAGAATGCATTGGGCCCCGTCAGCGGCATCTGGAACAAGTACACCCAAGCCATGCTCGCCGCCGCCGCTGCCGGCGCCAAGGCCATCAAGACCATCAAGGCCGGCGGTGACGTGGCCGCGATCCAGTCACAGGTCGACAAGATCCAGACGCTGGCCGCGCAAGCGCGCGACCAGGCCCTGGCTGAGCAACGCCGCGGCCTGGAGCTCAGTTATGCCCAGGCGACCGGTGACCAGGCCACCGCGGCCAAGCTGCAGATCGAGCAGCAGTACGGCGAGCTGCTGGCCGACCTGCAGCGTCGTGGTGACACCGCCGGCGTGCAGTTGGTCAATCGCCTGATCAATGTCAGCCAGGCCAATGCGCAGCTGCAGCAGCTGCAGCAGCAGGTGAGCCAGGTCCTCGACGACGAGAGCCGCAAAGAGCAGACCTACCAGGCCGAGCAACAGGCCGGCCTGCTCACCGAGATCGACGCGCGGCAGAAGATCATCGACCTGCACCGCGCCACGGCCGATGAGGTCGGCAAGCTGATCCCGCAGATGCAGGCGCTGGCGGCCGCCACCGGCGACCCGACGACGATCCAGCGGGTGAAGGATCTGCAGGCGCAGGTGCAGGACCTGCAGCTCACCACATCGATCTGGCAAAGCACGCTCCAGCAGGGCCTGCAGAGCGGCCTGGGCAAGGTCTACGACGACCTGGAGCAGCGCACCACCGACCTGCGCGGCATGGTGCTGGATTTCGTAGGCGCGGTCGCGGACAGCTTTGCGCAGCTCGCATTGCAGAACCTGGCGCAGAAAGCCACCAGCGGCATCGCAGGCCTGTTCGGTCAGGCACCCGATGCGGGCAATGCGGCAGCGATCACCGTCGCCGGCACCACGGCGGCCACGTCGATGGGCACGGCGATCACAAGCGCGGGCCTGATCGCGGCCCAGGCGATGGCGACCGCCATTGCGGCGGCCTCGGCCGCTGCGACCTTGAGCACGGGCACGTCCGCCGCCATCCAGGCCGGCGGCAGCATCGGCGGCAGTTGGGTCAGCGCCGCCGCGGGCCTGCCCGCGCTGTTCGACGAGGGTGGCTATACCGGACCCGGGAGTAAACATCAGGTCGCCGGTCTGGTGCATGCCGGCGAGGTGGTGCACCGGTCCGAGGTGGTGCGCCAGCCCGGCGCGTTGCCGCTACTGCTCGACATCAACCGACGCGGCATGGCCGCGGTGCACGACTACGCCGCCCATCTCTACGGCTATGCCAACGGCGGCCTGGTGCATCCGCTGGCCAATGTGCCGGCGCCCAGCCTGCCGGCGCCCGCGCGCCCGCGTCTTTCGCCACCGACCGATGCCGGCGGCGGCAGCAGCCGGCGGCTGCAGCAGCGCATCGTCATTGTGGATGACCCGGGTCGCATCCCGGCCGCACTCAAGGGCCCCGTGGGCGAGGAAAGCTTCATGTACCACCTGAGCCGCAACACCACCGAAATCCGCCACCGCCTGGGTATTGACTGATGGCTTACGAGATCGGCTTCGTCGACAACATTGGCAGCGAGGGCCTGGCGCACTGGCAGATGCTGGCCAAGATCAAGGAACTGGCCGAGGCCAACGGCTGGACCACGCTGCGCTATCTCACGCCCACAGACGGCACGAACCGCGAGTTGATCCTGCGCGGCCCGGGTCTCTCGGGCGACCAGCAGATTTTCGTGGGCTTCCGCACGTACCACGATGCCACGGCCGACTACTACAACATGAGCTCGGCGGGGTTCACGGGCTACGTCGACGGCAACACATTCACTGCGCAGCCGGGCTATTTCGAGAGCGGCATTCCGGCGCACAACTTACGCATCGACTACTGGCTGACGGTCAATGCGCAATGCATCATCTTCGGCCTGAAAGTCGGCACACCCGTCTATGAACACGGTGGTGCAGGCTATTTTCTCCCTTACGCCACACCGGGCCAATATCCGTACCCGCTCTTTGTCGGCGGCATGCTCAACGGCGTGCCGGCCACGCGCTTCAGCGATACCAGTCACAGCATGTACGTCAAGGGCTCGCGCGCCAACCTCGGCATGCGATTCATCGATGGCACCTGGAAACAAGTGGCCACATGGCCCTGGAACAACAACTCGCTGGCCCAGACCTACCAATTGCGAGACACCAACAGCACGTATCAATTGCTGCCTGTGGTGCTGTGCGATGGCAGCAACATGTACGGCGAGCTGGACGGCCTCTATTCCATCTCCGGATTTGGCAACGTCGTGGAGAGCACGCTGACGATCGGCGACGTCGATTATGTGGTGTTGCAGGACGTGGGCCGCACCGGGTTCGCCGATTACTACGCGCTGAGGCTCAGCTGATGGCATTCATCACCGGCACGGTCAATTCGTTCGACGACTTGCGCACGGCGCTGCTCGACGGCTGTACGGCCAACGGCTGGACGCTGGCAGGCAATGTGTTGTCCAAGGGCACATGTTTTGTCGCGGTGGCGGCAGCGGCAGCTGACCGCCTGGGCGTGCAAGGAGGCACCGGCATCGATGACACCAACATACTAACCGGCGCGGGTCCACGTGCACCGATGATGTATGCAAGCCAGTCGGGCATGGCCATCACATGGCCGGCCACCTATCGATTGCACGTGCTCGACGATGAGGTGTACCTCGTCCTGAATTATGGCGTGGGGTTCTACCAGTGGCTGGCCTTCGGCTCCAGCCCGGTGGTCGGTTTGCCGGGCACAGGTAACTGGTACGGCGGCACATTTGATTCAGTCCACATCGGCGGACTCCCTTATATCGGCCCCCAAAATGGCGGCGGCTACACCAATGCGGGCACTATTACTTCTTGTTCGGCGGCCCTGTTCTGGCAGACCAGTGGCTGGTCGCCGGGCTATTGCGTTAACAGCTATGTGCATCATGCACTCACCGACACAAACGATGGCTGGTCTGGTGTCGATGCGATCGATGTCGGAGCTAAGAGTGCGGCTTCGGCCATCGTCACGGTCAATCCGTTGATGTCCTCTCAGCCCAATGCATTCAATGGCGAAACCTGCCTGCTTCCCATCCAGCCCATCATATACGTGGCATCGAGCAAGACGGTCATGGTGGCCACGCTTCAGCACTCGCGTTATGCCCGGATCGACAACTACGCGCCGCAGGACATCCTCACGCTAGGTGAGGATCGCTGGTGCATGTATCCGTGGATGGCCAAAAACGCGTCGGCGCGTGACGGCGGACGAGCCGTTGCGCATACCGGCACGCTGGGCTGGGCCATCCGCTACGACGGTCCGTGATCATGGCGGTATTGACCGGCTCCCTCGCCGCATCTCCCTTTGGCGGTCTCGTGTGTCCACAGATCACGCCGGCGCTGCATGCATACGGCCTCGATTACTGGCCGCCGCATGGCATCCGTAGTGCGGGCGCGGCGGGTGCCGCGCTCACCCGCGTCTTGCCCGTGTCGGTGAACAGCCGAAAACTGCAGGGCAGTGTGGCGAAGAGCTACACCGAGGACTACTACGACCGCATCCACATCGTCCCTGCAAGCCTCGCCCTCGGCAACCTGCTCAGCAGCCAGACCCGCACCATCAGCGTCTGGAACGCCTGGCGTAGCCAGTCCGTCAGCCTGCAGTCGATCGCCAGAACCAATGCCGAGGGCATCGACCTGACTGGCCCCGAGCCACCGCAGACGTTTGCACCGCTGCAGCAGCGCGACTGGACGGTCGGTATTACCTTGCTCGGTCCGCCGGATATCGACGCCACGCTGAGCTGGGTGTTCGCCAATGGCGCGGTGGCGAAAGCCATCATCACCGGCACCCGCGTCGTGGTCTTCGCCTGGGCGCCGGACTGGTCGGATGGCATCCGCGAGACGCTGGCGTGGCTCACGGATCTGATGCAGAGCCCCACCGGTGCCGAACAGCGCCGCGCGTTGCGCGCCACGCCGCGCCGCAGCGTGGAAGCCACTGTCATCGTCACCGAGCGCGAGCGCGTCTACGCCGACCTGGCCCTGTTCGCCTGGGGTGCCCGGCGGTGGGCGCTCCCCATCTGGTGGGACGTGACGTGGCTGTCCGCGCCGGTGGAAGCGGGCTCGCCAGCGATTGCGCTGGACACTACCGGCATGGACTACGTCGTCGGCGGCTTGGCCGTGCTACGCGGTGCCACGGCGTTCGATGTGGAGGTGGTCGAGATCGACCAGGTCCGTGCCGACGGGCTTGACCTGGTGCGCCCGGTCCAGGCCACCTGGGGCATCGGCTCGCGCGTCTATCCCGCGAGGCTGGCGCAGCTCAGCAGCCAGCCGCAGCAAACGCGGCGCACGGATCGCGCGACGAATCTCGATGTCTCGTTCGACATCACCGAGCCCTGCGACTGGCCGGCGCTGGACACGCTGCCCATGTACCGCGGCGCGCCGGTGTGGGAAGTGCCGCCGGATGAGAGCACGGATCTGACAGCGCAATACCAGCGCCTGCTGCAGACGCTGGACAACAGCATCAACGCGCCGGTGGTCACCGACCTAGCCGGCATTGGCTTCTTCAGCCAACAGCACGCGTTCTGGCAGCGCGCCCGGAGCGACCAGGATACCTTGCGGCGCTTGTTGTATGCGCTCAAGGGTCGCTGGGCCGCGATTTGGTGGCCGACCTTCGCCGATGACCTGACCCTGGCGGCGCCCGTGGGCGCTGGCGCCATCACCATCGATGTGGCCGCCGTGGGGTACACGCGCTTCGGTGCGCCCTACGGCGGCCGCAGCGACCTGCGGATCTCGCTCTACGACGGCACCGTCTATTACCGCCGCATCCTCAGTGCCGCGGGCGTCGGCACGGACGTGGAGCGCCTGACCCTGGATAGCGCCCTGGGCGCCGCGATCGACCTCGGCGACATCCAGCGCATCAGCTTCCTGCAGCTCGTAAGGCAGGACAGCGACAGCATCGACCTGCAGCACGCCACGGACATCGACGGCCTGATGACCGCGACCACCGTCGTGCGCAGCCTGCGCGACGATCTGGAGGCCGCCGCATGACCTTCGCCACGTACGAGACCAGCATCGCCGCCGGCAAGCCGGTGCTGCTCTATGAATTCCAGCGCCAGGCCACCTATTGGCGCTACACCAGCGCCGAGATCGACATCGCCGTCGGCACCACTATCTACGCCCATATCGATGGCTTGCAGGACGATGGCATCAGCCAGTCCGGCGATGCCTCGCGCGACCAGCTCAGCATCACCGCGCCACTCTCATTGCCGGCCGTGCAGAGCTACCTCACGTCGCGGCCCAGCACGCGTACGCGCGTGGTCATCCGTAGTCTGCACCGAGGTGATACCGACGCGCCCGTCCAATGGGTGGGGTACATCAACAGCGTACGGCGTGGCGCACTGGGCCAGTGCACCATTGCCTGCGAGTCCATCGCCAGCACCTTCGCGCGGCCAGGCGTGCGGCTGGCGTTCTCGCGCAGTTGCCCATACACCGTGTACGACCGCCAGTGCGGCGTATCGCCGGAAAAATTCATGGTGCCCGGCACCGTGCAGTCGCTCGACGGCCAGTCGATCACGGCTCTGGCGCTCGGCGCTCAGGGTGATGGCTATTTCACCGGCGGTTTCCTCGCCTTCACCAGTACCGACGGCTTCGCCGAAACGCGCGGCATCGACCTGCAGACCGGCACTACCGCCGTCATCTACGGCGGCACCGCCGGCATGGCTGCCGACATGGCCGTGAAGCTGTACCCGGGGGACGACTACACCATCGCCACCTGCCGCGATCGCTTCGGCAACCAGCTCAACAACGGCGCCTTCCCGGGCATGCCGGGCAAGAGCCCCTTCGATGGCAGCGAGGCGTTCTGATGTGGATCCAGATCGCCATCATCCTCATCTCGTTACTGATCAACCGCGCCAAGTCGGGCGGCAACGCCGCGACACGCGACGCCTTCGGTGACGGCGATTTCCCGACTGCCGACGAAGGCACGCCGCAATACGTGGTGCATGGGGATTGCTGGAGCGCCGACTGGTGCGTCGTCGCCTGGGGCAACCAGCGAAGCCAGAAGATCAAGAAGGGCGGCGGCCTCCTGAGCAAGGCCCAGGTCATCGGCTACCGCTACTACGCCACCGTCCAGATGGCCTTGGGCCGGGGGCCGCTGAATATCCTCAGCGTCATCACCGTGGGCGACAAATACCTATGGTCGGGCAACGTCACGGCCAGCACCTCGTTCGTCATCGACAAGTTCTACCTGTTCGGCGGCGACGAAGGCCAGGGCGGCATTTCCGGCGGCTTGTGGGTCATGATGGGCGAGCCCACCCAGCAGCCGCCGGCGTTGCTACAGCAAATCCTCGGTGACTCGGCGACGGGCTGTCGCGGCGTCACCACGCTGCTGTTCAACGGTCTGCTGTGCAGCGTCAGCAAGAGCCCGCAGGCGTGGAAAGTGCGCCATAGCCGCACGACGCAGGGTTGGGACGGCGACCCGTGGTACCCGGCAAAGGCGCTCGTCATGCTCCGCGACGAGCATTCGGACATGAGCTTCTACCCGGCCGCGCAGCAGGACGCGCTGCGCAACATCCACGCCATGAACGGCGCGCACATGCTCGTTGAGCTGGCCACCAACCAGGCCTGGGGCCGTGGCTGCGACATCGCCGAGCTGGACTTGGCGAGCTATCAGGCCGCCGCCGATACGCTTTACGCCGAGGGCTTCGGCCTGTGCCTGCGGTACACGCGCGATACCGATCTCGATCAGTACGCCCAGAAAATCATCAATCACATCGGCGCGGCTCAATTCGTCAGCCGCAGCACGGGCTTGCTCACGTTGCGGCTGATCCGCGACGACTACGACGTGGACAGCCTGCCGGTGTTCACCTTCGACACCGGCCTGCTGGTCGTCGAGGAACAGGACACCTCCAGCGACGATGCGCTCAACCAGTACGTCGTCAACTGGCAGAATCCCGTCACCAACAAGACAGGGCAGGCCCGTGCGCGCAACCCGGGCGGCCTGATCGCCACCGGCGGTGTCGTCTCCGACTCCGGCGACTTCGAGGGCCTGCCCACGTTCGAGCTGGCGCAGCAGGTCGCCGACCGCGAGCTGCGGGCTCGCTGCGGTGGCATTCGCCAGTTCAAGGTCACGCTGGACCGCCGCGGCTACACCGTCGAGCCGGGCGGCGTATTCCGCATACAGGCGCCGCAAATGGGCCTCGACGATATCGTGCTGCGCGCAGCCAAGCTGGACGTGGGCAAGCTGATCGACGGCAAGATCGTCATCACCTGCGCGCAGGACGTGTTCGGGCTGCAGGCCGCGCGTATTTCCGCGCCCAACCCCAGCGCCTACGTGCCGCCCAGCACCACGGCCATTGCCGCACCGGCGCAGCGGCTGTTCGAGCTGGGCTACCGCGACCTGGCGCGCGCCATGTCCGCCGGTGATCTCGCTGTGCTCGACGCCACCCGGGGCTACGTGGCCATGATCGGCAAGCGCCCCAGCAGCCTCACGCAGGATTTCGAACTCGATATCGGAACGCCAGCCTATGCCGACGTGGGCGAGGTCGACTGCACGCCTTACGCCCGGCTGGCCACCGCCATGCCGGCCGAAGCCGGCCCCACCCATGTGTCCCTGGTCGACCTGACGGATATGGACCAGGTCACCATCGGCACCGCGGCATGGCTCGACAACGAACTGGTGCGCATCGACGCCCTTAATGCCGACGCCGGCACGGCTACGCTGGCGCGCGGCTGCGGCGACACCGTGCCCGCCCAGCACGATGCCGCGGCCGAGCTGTGGTGCTATGACGATGCGGCTGGGGCCGACCCGACGTCCTACGCCAATGGTACCCATGTCTACGGCAAGCTGATCACGCGCACCTCGACTGACGTGCTCGATGCCTCCCTGGCGCCGGCGAGCGATATCGTCCTTTCGCAGCGGGCCATCCGGCCCTATCCGCCTGGCAACTTGCGGATCAACGGCGCTGCTTATCCAGCCACTGCCAACGGTGCGCTGGCGCTGAGCTGGGCGCACCGCGATCGCCTCTTGCAGGGCGACCAACTGATCGACACGACGCAGTCCAGCATCGGCCCGGAAGCGAACACCACGTACACCGTGCGTATATACCTGGGCGGCGTACTGCAGGCCACGCAGGCCAGCGTCGCTGGCAGCTCGCTGACGATCCCGGTGCTGGCCGGCGATGGCAGCGTGCGCGTGGAGATTGACGCCGTGCGCGATGGCTACACCAGCTGGCAGACGCTGTCGGCAACATTCGATTACACGCGTGCGGCGCCCCTGGTCACCGAGTCGGGCGTGCAGCTGACCACCGAAGACGGCAACCCCTTCATTCTGGAATCCTGATCATGGCCGAGAAATTCTCCGAACTGCCCCCGGCGGGCTCGATCACGGGCGCGGAAATCCTCGCGTGCGTCCAGGGCGGTGCGAGCAAGCAAGCGACGGCGCAGGCCATCGTCAGCGCGCTGCTGGCGCTGGTGAGCGGCGCGCCCAACGGCGTGGCGCCGCTCGATGCCAACAGCAAGATCCCGACCGCCAACCTGCCGGCGCTGGCGGTGACCACGGTCTCTGTGGTGGCCAGTGAGGCCGATCAGCTCGCCCTGACGGCGCAATCGGGCGATGTGGCCGTACGCACCGACATCAGCACTACCTTCATCCACAACGGCGGCGACGCCGGCACGCTGGCCGACTGGACGCAATGGCTGGCGCCTGCCGCACCGGTGCAGAGCGTCAACGGCAAGACCGGCAACGTAGCCCTCACGCCGACCGATATCGGCGCCGTGCCCAGCACGGCGCCAGGCGCCGTCAATGGCGTGGCGCAACTCGACGCCAGCCAGCAGCTGGTCACGGCGCAGCGGCGCCGCAAAGAGGTCGACCTGGGCACGCTGGCGGCCGATACAAACATCGACCTGTCGACCGGCGACCGCTTCAAGTTCACCCTCGGCGCCAATATCACGATCACCTGGACGAACCTGCCACCCACCGGCTGCATCGCCGATCCCGATCTGCTGGTCACGCAGGATCCGGACACCGTCTACACGTTGACCATTGCCGGCACCGGGACGTATGCCGGTGAAGACAACTACGCCGGGCCAGCTGCAGTCGGCCAGATCGACCTGATCGGCTACGAGGTCGACAGCGAGGGCGCGTGGCTTGGGCTGCAGGTGGAGAACATCTGATGCGTTCCCAGGCGCTGCGCTACAACGCTGGACTGATCCGCGCGAACGGTATTCCGTTCGCGGTCGACGCCGACACGCAGAGCGGGCAGCTGGTCGATCGGCAGGGCAATCCGATCAGCAGCAATAAGGTGCGGCGCGTCGATGCGATCCACCGCACCGACTGGCAGGGAAGGCAGTTGCTGTATCCGGCAGCGCGGACGAACATGCTGCCGAGGAGCCAAACGCTTGATTTGTGGAATCACAGCACGGCAATTCAAGTTGCCGTAGCGGATGCCTCTTATGGTGGGCAAATACCCTATTTTGTTTGCTCTCGGCTTGATGCAACAACTACGTCCGCAAGCGTTTCATATGCCCTTCGGGATGGCAGCGGCTCTCTCTTCGTGGCGCAGGCTGGCGACGTGATCGCGTTCACTCTGGGAGTTCGCGCAGCATCCGACGATACAGGCCATAACTTGTTGACCTTTGGCATCTACATGGGCGGATGGGGTGCCGTCGGAACCGGCGAAGTCGTCTCTGGCCCTGGCCTCATCAATGCGTATTCGACGATTTACAACACTATCTGGAATGTCTTCCAATTGACGTCAGAAGAAGACACGCTGATAAAAGTTACGCGGACTGTGACTGGCCAGGAAGCCGTGCTTACGCCAACTTGCTATATCTACCCGTGCGGTACCCCGGCCAAGCCGGTCGGCAACAGCATCATGGCTACGCGAGCGATGGCGACCGTCAATAATGTTGAGCAGGGTGGTTACATCGAAACACCTGCACTGAATGCAGTAACCGTGACCGACTACGACCTCACCGGCTCGACGGCCGCCTTCGCCGAGAAGCCGACAGGAGGCGCTGCCTACGATTGGAGTGGGTTGGCACGGCGATGAAGGTGGGTGCTGAGTGCGCTATCCTCCATGCACCTAACTGCCAGGGGGAAGATGTCATGGACGTCTTGGAGTTCGGCCCGTTCAAGCTGGATGCCATCAAAGGAACAAAGCTTCGCTATGCGAAGCCCAACAGCTTTTGCCTGACCGGAGAAGGGTTGTTCTGGAAGTTCCATATAGGCCATGACGATCCCGATGGCTACCTTCCATTCTCGGGAGATCAGGCGTTTAAGCAGGCCGGAAAGTCCGTCCGCAACAAGCCCGCGATCGAGCTCTGCCATTCCCCGGATGATCTCCGCCTGACCGTTGCTGGCCCGGAAGTTAGCCAGAGCATGGATTCCTGCGTGCCTGGCTCGGTGATCATGTCCAGCAACTTTGGGCTTTGTCTCTTGATCCTGGTGGGTCAAGAGCGGGTCTATGTGGATTTCGCGACCGGGCGAGCGCATTGGCATTTTAGCGATGACGAGCCTCTACTCTGGTTCAGGGGCTGGCGTCTGACCCTGAATCGGGCCAGGGAGCAACCCATCACGCTGGCCGCGCACGACCTCGACGCGTAAGGCAACAAAAAGGCGGCCCCGCCGAAGCGGAGCCGCCGGGCCAGGGGGATGGCCACCCAACTTGTCGGCGGAGAGGAACCGGGCCTGCCGCCAGACGCTCTGGGCACGCACAGGATGCCGCGCCAACCTACATCCGCCCATCGGCGATCGCCGCCTCGGCGTGTAGGCATTCCCTGATCCCTGTCTTGCCGTGTCGGCAGGAGACGGTCGCCCAATGGCGCGGGCACCGCTTTGCCTTATGTATTTCCCGGCCCGTCGTGATCATCGGCACATCGATCGTCATGGCGGCAGGTATGGGCGCGGATCAGAACGCTGCAAGCATTCGGCTGGCATGGGGCGCGCGGGTCTCCACGGACTTCGTGCAGGCGCTGTTCGCGCTGTGTGCGTCCCTTGGCTGGGGCGCTTCGCATGCCGGCTGGCTGATGGCCTGCATGGCCTTCGAGACTGGGCGCACCTTCCGCCCCGATGTGCGCAACGCGGCCGGCTCGGGTGCCGTGGGGCTGATCCAGTTCATGCCGCTGACCGCCGCGCGACTCGGCACTACCACGGAGAATTTGGCATTGCTCGGCGCGGCCTCGCAATTGGCCTACGTCGAGGATTACATGCGCCCGTATGCGGGCCGCATTGCATCGCTGAGCGACATGTACATGGCGATCTTGTTGCCGGCCTACATCGGCAAGCCGGAGAGTGCCGTGCTGTTCAGCAGCGGCGTGGCGTACCGGCAGAACGCCGGCCTGGACGCGAACACCGACGGCCGTGTCACGAAGGCCGAAGCTTCCGCCCGCGTACAGGCCATGCTGGACGAAGGCCTGCAGCCGGCGAACGCGGCGTCGTACATATGGGCGGCATGAGCGAGGTCGACGACGTGGACATCCGACAGGACAACGAAAACAGCTGGCACTTCCGCCTGCGTCCTGCCGAGCGGTGGGGCATCAGTGCATTGACTACCGCATTCTTCGGCCTGATTGGCTGGGTGTTCCTGTCGTGGAACACGCACATGCAAGACCAGGGCAAGGCCTTGGCGGACGTCAAGACCCAGCAGGCCGTGACCAACGCGCAACTCGCGACGCTGACGCAGCAGTTATCCGACATGCCTGCGTTGATGCGCCAGATTGCCGAACTGCAAGTGCAGACGGCCCGCAACACACAAGACATCCGGGATCTGCAGCAGGTGAAGGGGCTCAAGCCGTGAAACTGATCCTCGACTGGCGCAAGGCGCTCACCCTGCGCTTCCTCAGCTCGCGAGCGCATGCGCTGCAGGTCGCCATCGTCAGCACCTGGCTGATGCTGCCGGCCGACATGCGCGCGGCGGTGCCGGTGAAATGGGTGCTGGTGGCCGTGGGCGTGGCCGGTGCTACTGGCTTCCTCGGCCGCATGATCGATCAGAGTGCGCCCCGGCCTGGGCGGCAGCATCCGGCAGGCCAGGACGACACCGATCAGGCGGGCGCGTGATGAATGCGTTCGATTGGGTGATCGTCGTACTCGCCGCAGTGGCCATAGTCGGCTGGGGTGTTCTCTGGCTGCTGGCCCGATCGATGAAGGATGGTGACTGATGCTCGATTCCCTCTATGCCAAGCTGGGGGGGCTTGCACTGCTGCTTGGTCTGCTCGCCGGCGGCTATGCATGGGTGCACCACCGCGGTGCCATGGCGCAACAGGAGGACGACCAAGCCACCATCGGCCGGAAGGACGCCGCGCTGCTCGCCGCTTCGCAATCGTTGCGCAATGCGGCAGAGATCTTCTGGCAGATCAATGAGGACGCCGAAGCCCAGGTGGCGGCCGCCAAGCTGTCCGCCCAGCGATCGCAACAGGTCATCGCCACCGCCCAGCGTCAAGCCGATGCGTCTGCCCAAGCCGCCGCGGCCTGGCGCGTCAAATTCAAGGCCGCCGTGGCCAGCAAGCCGTGCGCCGCAATGATGGAGCAAACCCTATGTGCCGCCGTATTCGAAACATCGCCTGCGCCGTCCTCGTCGCTCTGAGCGCGGTCGCGTTGACCGCATGCCAGGAGGCGGCGCCCAAGCCCGTACCCATGCCGTCAGTGGTGCATGACGTGGTGACGCGTTATGTATCCATCCCAAAGAAATACACCACGCCGCTGGCCAAGCCAGAGCGCACCAGCAACCGCATCAAGGCTGTGGTGAAGGCCTTCAATGAGCGGGGCGAGACCATCGATACCTGCAATTGGCGCCTGGGCACCATCGACGCGCTGAGCGGGCAAGTGGTGGCTCCTGCGTCCTCAGAAAGCGTCGCACGTCCGCCGTAGGAGTGGCAAAGATGAGTGGCAGCGCCAGCCATCGCTTACAGTGCAAAGGAATTCGCGGACTGCAAATCCGCGTACGCCGGTTCGATTCCGACCCTGGCCTCCATTGCATATCGAGCAGCCGGCTAAGCCCGGCTGTTTTTTTGCCCTGCTTCCGCCTCGTCAGTCCTGGCCGGGAGACGGCTGGGTGTCGGCCTGGCCGGGGTTGCGCATCAGCCAGGCCAGTACCGGCGGCGTCACCATCGCGGTGAGCAGCGACATCGCCACGAT